GAACACTAGTCGACCTGGCATGTCGTTTGCGCCAGGGGCGCCGTCTACTTGGGCGGTAATAGCAGCGGCTTCCACCAAATCGGTGCCATCTGCACCTTGAAAGCTAATAGTGCCAATAGAGTCGTCACTGGATACGCTTGTGGCGGAACCAGCAGTCGTTCCTCTTGATTTGGCTAAAACAAAACGTGACTCTGCGTTATTGTCAGAGTTTCTTGCGATGCCAAGTGTATTACTAGGCTCCCCAGCAACAGTTTCAATCTGCACTTTGGGGGCTTGACCTGTAGTGTTGTTATATTGATCACGGCTACTAGACATACCAACTAAGAGCCTGCCGCTGGTGTCGATGCGGCCGCGTTCGGTATTGTTAGTTGTAAAATGTAAATCGTTACCTGTTGCTCCTAAGTTTGGAGGTGCTGATGCACCAAGTCCCTCAAATACTATCTGTGATATTGTGTTAGCATTGCTACTCTCAAAGTGTGCAACGGTTCCATTTGAAGATAAAACGTGTAACTGTCTATCTGGATTATCAGTCCCGATGCCGACCAGACCAGCAGAAGTTACACGAACTCTCTCACTACCACCAGTCTCTACAGTAAATGTGTCAGCAGCAGGGAATCTGATTGCTGTGTTAGTATCACCAGTATGAACAATCTTATCTGCTATTGATACGTCACCAGTAAACGTAGAAGCACTGGATACAATTACATTTACGGCACTAATGAAATCAGTTCCACCGATACCAGTTAAATTTCCTCCATCACCAACAAAACTTGTGGCAGTGACTACACCAGATACAGTTACGTCTTGAGCACTGATAAAGTCGGTATTAGCAAGACCAGTTATATTAGCACCATTACCAACAAAACTTGTGGCAGTGACTACACCAGCTACATCAATTCCATGATTGAAAATGGTAACTGCAGATCCAACCTTAATACCATTGGTAGCAGTAATAAAACCACTAGAGTTAATATTCTGACATAAGATATTATTAGTTCCAAGGTCTAGTTTTGATCCAGGAATAGTGGATCCAATACCAACTAGATTGTCTTCACTAACGGATATTGCATTTATATTACCCAGTCTGGATAAATTTCTGGCTCTTGTCATGGTATTTTTTAGTTATTTATTAAAATGAACACCATTATGAATAATCACTCTGTTTAGGCCATGCAAGTGTGGGGAATGTAGTGATACCACACAATGACTCAACAGATGTTGCACTCGAAATAGCAACTTTTCTACTCTCGCAAGTAATTCTTACGGCATTTCTGAATGAAGTTATTCCGACAGGGATTGCAGTGCCAACCTCAGACTTTCTTGTGACATACCAATCCGTTGGACGGAGGAATCCATATGCTTCAGAATCTTGAACTTCTTTATGTTGAGTTTTAAGTCCAGTGGTTGTAACACCAGTGTTTGGATCTGGACCATCATCTTCTAAATCAGTTCTCCAAACACCTCTGGATGAGTACCATCTTGGATTATAAGAGGTATCTTCCTCAACTTGCCAAGTAATACCAAGAGCAGCTTTGTCTTCATCAGTTGATAATGTCAACCAATTAGCAGGGTATTGAAAACCATTGTGAGTGAATGATCTACCCTGTCTTAATTTTTTGCCGTCAAGTATGTAAGACATTTTCTTATTACTTTTTAGTTATTTATCTTGCTGTTGCAGGTGGGACATTTGATCCTCCAAATGGATGCTCAGCCCAGCACATATAAACATATTGAGCAGAGCCCGAAATCTGCGAGTCTGTACCTCTAATTCTAAATCCGTTTGATAGAAAATCTACGTCTCTGTCACCTGAGCTTGTGGTTTCAACACCTTGACCGAACAATCGTGTATAGATTTGGACAGGGTTAGTCGGGTTCCGCTTGTTGTCTGCAGTCCACCAACCTTCTGCAACACCTGTTTTTTTGATCCAAAGCAGAGCTGGTTTGAATCCTGTGTAAACAAAAGCCTCTGCAGTGTCATATTCTCCAAACTGACTGAACCCTGGTATAGATGTCCAAACATAGTGAATTTGCGGATTACTAGAATCACTATCTGCAATGGTAAATTGAGTAGAAGAAACAGCTGTAACCCTGAAGGCATTTGTGTGCTCTGTAGCGTTTGCAGTTGTTAATCCACCAGAAGTACCGATGCTCGCGTGGTATATGTTTCCCAAATCACTATTGTTAGTTTCTTTGCTAAAAATAAATTCAGGAGTTTTGCCTAGATTGTGGGTAATAACATTGTTACCAGTTGTTGGGCTGCTGTCCTCAATAATTTCAAAACCGTTAATTGCAGGTGATCCAGAGTTCCAACAATAAGCAAACGAATTTTGTTCTGGTGCATCATAGGTGCTCATAAAGTTACCAGTACTACCAGATGTATTAAACGGGAACGTAATTGCAGTGTTTCCGCCGCGAACAGTGTCTAACCATTGCCACTGGTTGTCCTGGGCATCGTTACCATCGTCTGCTCTTGTATGGATTAAGAAAGCACCGTTGGTAAATGTTGCTTCAGCCGTTGCTCTTATGTTTGCTCCTGTGTCAAGTACAGTAACAAAATGATCTTCACCATTTTTGATTGTTGGATCCTCAAAAATGTTGGTATGCATTCCGTTGGCAGTGTTAGTTACACCAGAAGGTGCAGCTAAAAACGGCATCTGTCCAAAGTTTGCTAAAACCTCTGGAGGATTAGTACCACCTGCACGTTGTACCGCAAAATAATACTTACCACCAGATGCCACGTTTTCTGAACTGCCTACTTGTGTTCCATTTATGTAAAAATTAACTTGACGAGTAGACAAATCACCTCTCCACTCAACACCAAGAACATCACCAGTGCTATAAGCAGTTAAACTAGTTTGAGTTGCTGTTGTGTTTTCATTGAAAATACTGGCATTGCCTCCAAATTCAGAATAGGCAATCATAAAGGCATAATCATTATCATTAGCAGCACCTTTGTCAAATGTATCTTCAGCATCAGCAACACCAGCAGCAAAGCGATCACCATCACCATCTCTAATAAATTCAGCATAAAGGTGTTTGTCTGGCAACTCTTGAGTAGACCAAACAATGCCATTGTTTATTGCTGTTGCATCTAGGTAAGCTGAGGCAAAACTTGGTGGATCGTTTGGAATTAATCGAGAATAGTTCGCATAAGTTCTCGTCGGTGTATCAAAGAAATCTACGTCGTTGTCGGTGTTGTCTACGAGAACAGTTCCGTTAATTTCAACGGCATACATGCGAGTTAAACTGCCACTACTACCTTGCACGTAAGCGATCTCTGAAATAGTGCCACTTGCTGGAATAACAGCAGTCAGATCACGGTAAGCACCGCCAGAAGATGGGTCTGTGTAAGTAACAGAAGCGCCATTGATGTGCAAATCGTCGGCTGTGCCATTCCAAAACACACGCAAGCTAGTGACACCTGTTAATGCAATAGGTGCTACCCAGTAAAGAAACTCGTTGGCATTTGCTGTTCGAGCTCCAGAATCGGCCGTGCTACCGCTAAATGCCAGTTCAGGTTGAGTAACGGTGCCTGCTCTATCTGCTTCAGATTGATAAGTGCTGCCAGTGCTGGCTTGCATCCCAGTGCTATACAGCGCAACATCACCGCCGTCAAAATTGTGCGCGATCCAGTTGTTGTTTTGTCCCGAAGAATCGGTGCCAATTCCAATAGTGGAGATACCTGCTTGACTTGAATCAAACGTCAAACGATATCCATTGGTGCCATAACTTCCTTCATATGCCTTTGGCACCCAAACATTATCTTCGTTATATCTACCAAACTCATCAATTACGTCGTTGGTGTCCCCAATTGCTGTGCCGTCTACGAAATTAATCTCGGCCATAAGACCGTCAAGAGGATTTGTAGTTGTATTCTGCCTTATGCCTATTGCGTGCTCGTGATTTAGATTGATAGCAAATTGATCACTTGCACCTGGCATTGAGCCACCGCTAAAATCTGTAATTCTGTCGCCATTGATATAGATTCTAACTCGATCATCAGATGTGCCGTTTGTAATATCACAAACCAGACAGTAGTGATACCACGCACTGGTGTCTCTTTGTCTTGGATTTAAGATAAACGATTGACCAGTGTTAAATTGAAATGTTAAACGATCACCTTCAAGAACCAGTTCTGCAAACTCTTCATTGTTTGCAGCCTTATTGACGGACAGAAAAATTACTGAACTTACGCCAGTTTCGCCAATGAACCCGGTTCTGATTCCCGGTTTATACCAAAAACTATAGGTCCAAGTTTGTCGATTACCGGCTGAAGCAGGCGTGCGGGTCAGACTTTGGGTTTGAGAACTCCTAAACCTTAAACTCTGATCAATAGTCTCGCCAAGGTCTGCACTACTAGCACCCGTAGTTTCATCGGAAAATAAAATGCTTGAAACAAGTGGGTTCATTGTGTTCCTATACCTATAAACGTGCCTGCAACTATGTATGGAGGTTCAAAGCAGTAGTATGCGATAGCATCTGATTTACCAACACCAGTGGAAAGTGTAGGTGCTGTTCCTGCTTTAAATTTGAAATTATGATGGAAAGTTGCTGTTCTGCTTCCAGTTCCATCTTGCTTCAGAATGATAACTCCACTTTGACCTGTTGCAATTCCAGTAGGATCTGCAAATGTAGTTGTGCCAGTGAGAGTTAATATGAAGTTATTGTTATTAGTGAAGTTAAGAGTGGTGACACCAGAAACATTACCAAGATCAGCAACGTTTGTTATGACAGTTCCGTGAACATCTAATGTTCTGTCTGCTGCATTAGTTCCAATACCGACACTACCAACCGTATTTATGAGCATTCTATCGGTATTGCTACCACCGGTAGAGAATGTCATGCCATCATCAGATCCTCTAATTCTAGCAGTATTGGCACTATTAACAACAAATTGAAGACTTGGTATACCACTTCCTGCTGTAGTATCTTCGTCTTCAATTATTATTTGACATGCTGCATCACTGGTGTCTGAATTACCTTGAATGTGTAATTTTGCTGTTGGATTATCAGTTCCAATGCCCACATCACCATCACTTGTTATTGATACTGTTTTTGTTGTAGCTCCCAACCCAGGGTGAGATGAACCAGCAGCACCAAACTCAATTTTAAGTGGAGCATTAGCACCATCAGAATTATCAACACCAACTAGGTATTGACCTCTAGCATGATTAATAAGGAAACCAGCATCTGCTCCTGTTGTTCTTGCAATCTCAACATAAGCACCAGCAGATGATGGTGCTAAAGAAGGGTGACTATCACATGCTGAAATTTTATTAGCAGGGTTATCAGTTCCGATACCAACCAGACCACCAGAATCTACACGAACTCTCTCTGTCCCAGCAGTTTCTACTGTAAATGTATCAGCAGCAGGGAATCTAATGGCAGCGTTAGTATCACCAGTATGAACTATCTTATCTGCTATTGATACATCACCACTAAATGTAGAAGCACTAGATACAGTTACGTTTACGGCACTAATGAAATCAGTGGTAGCAAGACCAGTTAAATTAGAACCATCACCAACAAAACTTGTAGCAGTGACAACACCAGTTACATCTGCTCCAGACGCATTAACGGTAACTGCAGTTCCGACATGTAGTTGAGTTGTAGTAACAACACCAGTTGAATTAATATTTCCAAAATTTGGTACTGTTGAACTAAAATCTGCTAATCTAGTTGCATCTGATAGTGCCATCTATCTTCCTACACTTTTTTACTTATTTATAGCACTTTCATATCCCAAGATGTAATCATACGCAACTTATTAGTTTTCATTCCATCTGCATAATGATAATTTAATCTCCTCATCCAAATTATCGGTCGTTGGCATGATGTACGAATGGACCCTGTGCGTTTACATAGTGAAGGAAAATTTGGTGATGATAAGTATCATCTTCTTTTTTACGAATTGTGCGCCACTTGTTTTCCCACTTACCATACTTTGACTCTAGTGAGTCACGCCAGTGTTCTCGTTCGCATCCTTTATATACTGCAGCATCACCATTCTTCATTAAAACATAGGACTCACTACCATCAGGACGTTCAAACCAAATAGGCCAAGGTTTATCTGAATTAGTGCTAATCTGAAGAGTGACGCTAACCTCACATGCAGGTCTATCGCTATGTCTCTTTAATTGTTGACCAACATAATAGAAACGATCATAAAAATAAGTAGGAAGAAGATCCATACCAAGAATATTTTCAATTTCTTTACGGACAAGATAGTGGAGTTCCTTATACGTTGGCACATTATATCGTGCTAATGAACCATTAACTTGCTTCTCATCAGGAACATAAGTGAACTTATCTTTACGGATAAAATTTAGTTGTCCCGTCAGACGATCACCATTTTCATTCAGTGGAGGAGGGCAGTAAAGAAGTTCTGGATTAACAACAAGTCCTGATATGAAAAGATATCCATTCTTTTCAAAAGATTCATTTTTGCTCATATTAGTGGTAGTTGGGAGGGCCGATCTCTGATATCCCTCTTCATAAACACCACCAGTTGATATATACTCTTTCTGTTTCATCACTTCCACCTCGGTCCAACACACCAACCAACAAGACTCTTACGAAGACCAGACTTGACTTTACGAACACGATGTTTGGTGCGTGAGTCAAAGACCATCAAAGTTCCACGTTGCTTCGGAGCAAAGTAGGTCTTTCCAGAATTATCAAGGAACTGAACTTCACCACCAGTGTAGTCTGTGGCGTCAGAGAGTTGTAGAGCAAACGACAGTTTCCTTACACACTCACCATTGATAGTGACCTGATCTTGACTCATATTTGTACCAGATCCAGGAATTAGTTGAGGTTTGTAGAAGGTGTCAATGTCTGCGTCTTGGTGCCAGTTATAGAACTGCCCTGGACCATATTGCGTATATTGAATATTACAACCATCAATGTCCGTGATATCATAACAAAAGTTCTCACGGTTTACCCTATCAATATAATACCACAACCAACCACCGATCCAGTGAGAAGTTGGAATCCACAGGTTCTTGCTATTACGAATGACCTTATCCACTTGTGCTCCCGAAATCTGGGAATCTTGAGCGTGCTCGTCGTGCTTCTGTAAGTCTTTCTCAATAATTTCTACAATTTCAGTCGGCAAGTTGGTCATGTGCCAACAAGTAAGATATGCCATATACAAATAATATCATCAAGTACATTATATAGGATTGTAGTTATTGTGTCAATAAAAAACCCCCCTTGCGGGAGGTTGATGTATTATTAAAAAGACATCATGCTCAGAGTTATTTACAGCACTGGTTCTGGTCCTTCTGGTTTAGGATTATTTTCTTTAACTGCATCAATAGCAGAAATCCAAGTACCATTATTCAGATTACCTGCTTTAAGATCATGATAAAGCATGTCTAACTGGTCTTTGATGTGTGGATACTCTTTATCACGGTTTCTCTCATAGAGATAATAATTGTGAATGTCTACTTCTCTTTTAAGTTCTTCCTCAATCTCTTCCCAAGTTGGTGGTTCTCTGCCTTCATCATCTTCCCAACTAACAAAAGTTTTGTTTTGTAAGTCCCAACGAGCACCAGGACGAAGAGTTTGAAGTGCAGTATCTACACCAGGAACTGGGTACTCAATACCCTTGAACTTTCTGTATGCCATGTAGTCAAATAAGTTATATGCGAAAATATTTATGAGCTAACTAATACCCAACCAGTTCCTGTTGCATAATATGTTTCTTCATTCCAAGTATAAATTTCACCTTCTGCGGCGTCTGGGTATGCTACTGGAGGAGACCACACAATATCACTATCACCTATCGTCCACGATGGGTATGGTCTTGGTGGAATAAATGCATTTTTAGTTGGATCAAATTTCCAATTTTTAGAAGGACGACCACCTCTTCTAAAACCACTCTCAGGATCGGCTGCAATCCAATATGGATGATCAAACTCCGTCTTTAGAAGTTCAATAATACTCTGTCTGGTTAAATTATCGTACTTATGAACTACACCCAGTACGACATTATTCTCATCTAATTTAGCAAAATACTGTTTCATTTTTCTTAATCTAATGCTGTGATTGCTGTTGGTGCTGATATTGTATGGACTACAAATCCAGGTCTACCAGAAGTATCTGTAGCTACAGAGGCGCCTGGACTAAATGTTAGTCTTGAACTAGTTCCAGGATAGGCGATAATACATACACCATCACCACCATTACTAATGTCTGAAGGTGAAACTGATCTACAAGCTCCTCCTCCACCACCTTTTCCATCAACACCTATTGATGCAGGTGCAGGACTGTCAGAACCGTTGATTCCTAATCCACCACCAAATGGAACACCTGCAGATGGTGAATTAGTGAAGTCAGCATAACCTCCACCACCACCAGCGTATCCTACAGATGAACCAGTGATACTATAGTTAAGACCAACTCCTCCAGCACCTCCAACTCTTGGACTTGTAACGGGACCACCAGTACCGCCGGCTCCGCCACCGCCACCAGCACCAGGTTCAGGTCCACTACCATCTCCACCATTATGTCCCCATCCAGCTGTTGGAGAACTAGCACCATCACTACCACCAGAGGCACCAGATGCTGTGCCCCCTGCAACTACGCTCGCTGAACCAGCACCACCACCACCAGAACCGCCGGCACCAGGCTGAGGTCCATTAGCAGGACTTCGGCCACCACCACCGCCTGCAGCAGTAACAGTACCAAAGGTACTATCACCTCCATTTAACCCAATTCCATTGGGTTGGCCGGAGTTGGCTCCCCCAGATCCAACAGTGATTGAAAGTGGGAATGATGATTCAGTAATCTCTTGTAAAGAATTGAAGTATAAAGCACCTGCTCCACCACCACCTCCATTATCACCAGCACCGCCTCCGCCTCCACCAATCAACATCACCTCAGCATTGAGAACATTAAGGTTTTTTACTTCTAACCATCCTGATGGACCAAATGCCTCAATAGCACGAGTTGTTGCATTAAAAATCAAAGTTCCAATAGCAGTGCCAACACCTGCATTACGACCTGTCGTGGTAGTGGTTCCAAGACCAACCCCTGTGCCCTGATCTGAAGAACTAGCAGATAAAAATGTGCTTGATCCTGATCCAACAACATAGATTGCCATATCAATTTACCTCCTGCAGTACAAACTTATATTTTTTACCATTTCTCCTATTTATCAAAAATAGATCGTCCTCACCCTCTTGAATTGTATATTTGCCCCAAGTTCCATCTACATCATTTGCAGAACCTTCATTAGAGAGTTGAAGGTCAGCAGAGAAGATGTTAGCCCAACGAAGTGATGCTGAACCAAGGTCTTGTGTGGCATCAGCACCGGGTGTAATGTCTCCACTTGAATCTATACGAAGTCTTTCTGTTGCACTTGCTGAACCAGAGTTCGTATGGAACTCAATTCTTCCTGGCATGTCATTAGCACCAGGTGTGCCATCAACATCTACTCTAATAGCTGCTGCCTCAACTAATTGCGAACCATCTGCACCTTGGAATGAAATTCTTGCAAGAAGATCATCATCGGTAGCAACATCAGTATCTCCATCTGAGGTTGCTCTAGTTCTACCCATATAAAGGATAGCACCAAGGTCAGCAGTAGTTGTGTTTGCACAAATACTTATGCCAGCATTACCACCTGCAGCAGTTCTTTCAACGTGAAGTAAGTTTGAAGTGACGCTACCATTATCATAATTAGTTCTGGTGGTTGCAGTATTAACTAATAGTCTTTGAGTGGAATCAACACGAATTGCTTCACTACCACCAGTCTCTACAGTAAATGTATCAGCAGCAGGGAATCTAATAGCAGTATTAGTGTCACCAGTATGCAGAATAGAATCGGCAATTGATACGGGCCCAGATAATGTAGAAGCACTAGATACAGTTACGTTTACAGCACTAATAAAATCAGTTCCACCAACACCAGATAAATTAGATCCATCTCCAACAAAACTGGTTGCGGTAATAACGCCCGTTACATCAATTCCAGAATTGTTTATAATAGTAACTGCAGTTCCAACCCTAAGACCACTGGTTGCGGTAACAACACCAGATACAGTTACGTCTTGTGCACTAATGAAATCAGTATTAGCAAGACCAGTTAAATTTGCTCCATTACCAACAAAACTGGTTGCGGTAATAACACCAGTTACATTTATACCTGCATTGGTAAGAGTTGTTACCCCAGCAACACTGACATCACCATTTACAGTTCCACCATCTGCAGTGACAGCATCAGCAACTCTGAAGTCATCAAAAATCTGGAACTCTAGACTATCTCCTAAAGTTGCTCCAGATAGTAATGTGACTGATGAACCATCTCTTGCTTCATAGTCATCTGTATCAACAAGCCGAACACCATTACGAAATACTGCAATCTTGTTGATGTTATAACCACCAGTAACTGTAAAAGACGTTTGCCCTGCCGTTGCAGTTGCCTTGACGCTTTTAAAAGCAATATTTGAGGTTAATGTAACGGGTCTTCCTATTGCCATTTTATACTACTTTTTAGTTATTTATGATGTGGTGGTCATCAACCTATTTATCTTGCGTTTGGTTGAGCACCATACAGATTCATTGATGGGACTTCTGCGAATGCCATAAACATATATGAAGTGCTATCATTTATATTAGTGTTTGAGTCTCTACATTTAAATCCATTTGATAAAAAGTCCATTGGGCGATTTACAAAAGCACTTTCAATGTTGCTTGAGTTTCCATAAAGCAGTCCGTTAACGGGATTATTCTCATACCTAACATTATCATACAACCCCCATCCGTTGGTTGTGCTTATACCTTTGACCATGACAAAAGCTGGCTTGAAGCCGCACTCAACAAATGTGCCATCGCTACTGCCATTCCCTTGATAACGGCCTATTTTTGAAAATCCTTCCACAGAGTGCCAGAGGTAATAAACGTAATCATCACTAGAGGCAGTTTCATTAAAACTAGCAACTGACACAGTAGTAGAAGTATTACCTGTTAGAATTTGAGTACCACCTTTGTTGGCATCAGTTTGTTCGTTAAGTCTTAAATAAGTATCGGTTGCAGTTGGTGGACCATCAGCTCTTGGGGAAAATACAACCCAGTCCTCAGCATCATCTCTATTTTTGCAGATAATCACTTCAGGAGTTTTATCCAAACCATGGGTAAACGAACTTGCCGTGTTGGTTCCTGTTAAAGCGTAGATCCCAAACCCTGCTTCAGTATTGATCGAAGCAGTTCCAGCACTGAAACCAGTTAAAGTAGGTGTAAAACTTGTACCTGCTTTCCAACACCAGGCAGCATAGGTACGGGGTGATGCACCATTAATCTGACCGTCATTTCCCATTGTCCATCCATTACGATCAAAGGAGGTTAATGCTGCTGTTCCCTGAAGTCCGTCTGATTCATTATTATCACTTTGTAGGCGTTGTCTAGCACCTCTTACAGAATCGTACCATGCATGACTATCAGTATTATTACTTCGGATTTTAATCCAAACTAAATCTGGTTGAAACTCAAGATCAGTAATACTTCTGGTAGTATTGTTACCAGTATAAGTAAGACATTTAAAATGCCTTTCAGGATAAATTGCTGCTATTGAAGGGCGGGGGAGGTTGGCAAGGCAGAGTGTCTTGAATCCTTCTGGGGGAGCATACTTGAAGGGTTTCTGACCGAAGTTACAATGAGTAACCTGTGCTCCAGTTCCGTTATCATAAGCAATAAATGGACCTTGTGTTTCTGTATTTGTATAAGTTATTGCGGGGTTACTTCCACTCGTAGGATCTCCACTTAAAACCCATATGTTATTTTTAGCAAACCATAATCTTTTATTATCCGCGTCCCATGCAACGCCAATGGTATCACCCGCAACATAAGCCAGACCAGAGTTACCTACACTAGTTCCACTATCATCGTAAATACTTCCTTCTGATCTATATGCAGTTCTATTCTGAGCATTAGAAGATGGTTGTGTTAGTGGATTGATACCAATTAAAGTTCCACCAGTATTTGGACTTCCTACATCTTCAATATATGCTTCATAATACCACTTACCTGTATTAGAACCCATTGTTCCATATGTCCTACCACCACTTGATCCAGGTTCTGATGTGGTTAGATTTCCACTTGAGAAAGTCAAACCAGTTTGATTTAGTGGATTCCAAGTACAATAACCACTCTCTTGTCCTCTTACTTTATTGATATCAGTGTTGAATGGGTTGAAGTTAGTTGCTGCTGCATCTCCATTTGCTGTAATACTTCCAGGAGTTACGGCTGCAGCAGTCGCAGAAGATGGTGACTGACAACACAGAAGCGTTGTGTTGGTTACATTTGTGAGTGGTGCTGATGGTGGTGTGAAGTTTGATGTGTAAAGTGCGGTTCCATTTACAACACGGAAGTTTGATATAAATCCTTCACCCAAACCAGCATATGATCCATTATTTGTGGACATCAAAGTAAGTTTCTTTGATGATGAGTCCTGAAAATTTTCTGATGTTGTTAAAGCTTGAACGCCATCAATGTACATTCTCATATTGGTGCTGTCATGACACACAGCAACATGTATCCATTTATTTTGAGCATAATCGCCACCTGTCCCATCACCTACACTCCACACATTAGTGGTTCCCATAGACATATTGGTGTCACTAAAATAAACACCATCTATAGATGAAGAGGAATCACCTTCCAAATACCAAAGTCTTCCAATCGTACCGTTCTTTCCTGTGATATATGCATAACACTCAACAGTCCAATCTCCCCCCACTAATCCAAAGTCAGTGCTGGCAGCAAGATTTAAAAAGTCACCAGTACCATCAAAACTCACAGCACCATCAGTAATCTCTGTGAGTTTAGAACTATATGCAGTGCCTGATGGAGTGTCTGGAAGAATATCAGGGTCTGTGGATGCTGGGATAAAGTTCTCGGTGTATTTTGCAACTCCTTTATAAATGCGGAGGTCTGAAAGATAACCAGTCATATAAGCATCATCTCTCTGATTATATCCTATTTTCACAGGATTGCTTGTAGTCATATCCTGAGTATCGGAAACTGATCCACTTGCTAAATCTGCAGTTCTATTAACACCATCAACAAAAGGAATGATGGTCCCAGAAGATCTGACAACAGCAACATGATGCCAATTTCCATCATTAACATTGACATCAAATGATAAATCAGTAAAAGCACTACCATTACTACTGGCAAAATAAACTCTATTTCCGCTATTGAATCTGGTTCCAACCCGCCAAGTTCCTGCTTCAGCAGAAGAAACTAAAGTGGTGGCTTGCGCGGTATAAGATCCTGATGCTGATCCATTCCACCAGAACTCAATAGTCCAATCGCCAGTTCCAAACTGAAAATCCGCATTGCTAGGAATTTCTAAATAATCTCCATTTCCATCAAACTCAAAACTTCCACCATAAAAAATGCTTGTATCACTTGAAGCATGAACATCACCATTCTGTGTGACAGCTTTTTCAGTGCTTCCGCTATTAACCAAATTACTTACATCACTAGAAACACCAACTAATGGAAGAGCAAGAACAAGGTGAGTACTAACACCAATTGGACCATTTCCAGGAGCAGTATCAGTTCTTACACCAACAGTTGCAACTTTACCACCACTCACAGTATTCAGAATAGGAAATGCTCCTGTTGCTTTGTCTAATGCAGCAGAACCAAAGTTTACTGGTGTCCAGTTGTTTCCATTACCAGACATATCTTGCCCGATTGGTGTGTTTCCATCAAAGGGAAGCCAGAAACCATTATCTCCAAATGTTCCCTCATATTTTTTAGGTCTCCAAACATTTGTGAGTGGGTCAGTAAAACCAAAGTCAGTGGCAGTTAGTGCTTGACCATCGACGAAGTAGACCTCGGATAAGTATCCCTTAAAGAATTCAGATGTTCTACTAGATTCGCCGCCAAGAAAATGTTCAACGTTTGTATTAGTGCCAACGGAGGCTTGAGTCCAAGTTACAGCAAGTTCTCCATTAATAAACGCTCTGATGTTTGTGCCATTAGATACATCCAAACGGTGATACCAAGCGCCTGGATCTCTGCGGAGATTTGATTCGTTTTGAGTAACTGTTGCTTGAGTCCAACCAAAATTATTGCTTCTAATATGATGAAACTGAAGCGGAGAAACAGTACCAAAGATTTGGAAATCTCCTGTGCCAAAGTCGGTTATTTTAATCCAAGCACTCCAAGTCCAAGTAGTGCCACTATTATTAGCAAAGGTTCTCACTAAACGTTGAGAACCATCAAACTTTAAACTACCATCAATAACCTGAGCACCAGAAGCTCTATCTTCTGTGATTACCTGTGTTAATGCTATTGGCATTTATCTAACCTCCCTCAACTATAATTCAGTGAAGCACCGGCAAGTAATTGCGTTCCTGCTACTCCTACTCTATGGACTGTGAAAGAGATCAAACTTATTGCACCATCTGCAGTTGGTAGATTTGGTGTAGAACCTGATGGGAATAAGAAATATGTGCTGAATCCAACTGTTGAAACACCAGAGTTCACAATTCTAACTGTGTGACTATCTGCTTCTGATCCGTTGGTAACAGAGATTGTACAAATACCAGTTGCTACTACTCTATGATCTTGTGCTGCTGTAAGGTCAAGGGTTATAACTGCGTTTGAATCATTTTGATCTTCAGTGGTCAAACCAACTGAGATACCAGTTAAATTAGAACCATCACCAAAGTATTCTCTTGCGGTGACAATACCAACTGCTAACTTAGCAGAGTTGCCCGAATTTACAGGATCAGTTGGGGTATCAGTTCCAATGCCGACATTACCAGTATCAGTTATACGAAGTCTTTCTGTATTTGTTCCACCAGACCTTAATGAAAATCCTAAATCTCCACCATTATCTGTTCTATGCAAATATGATATATTATTTGTATCGTCATGATAAAATCTAACAGCTTCATTTGTACCACCAGAAACATTAAAGTGTGCAATATCAAATACAGAATTACCACTTACAGTATCAGTATCTGATTGATTACTTTCAACATCCAACCTTGCTCCTGGATTATCAGTACCAATTCCAACATTGCCATCAGAAGTTATACGAAATGCTTCACTACCATTAGTTTCTACCGTAAATGTATCAACAGCAGGGAATCTGATCTTAGTATTTGTATCTCCTAAGTGTGTAATACTATCATCTATCTCTATCCCTGCTTGGAATGTTGCCAAACCAACCGAATCTACGTTGGTTACATCTTCATATGATAATGTCCCAGCAATTGATACAGGACCAGAGAAAGTTGCAACACCAGTTACATTTAAATTATCTAATTCTGTATGTCCGTCTACATCTATATCACTTGAGAATGTTCCAACACCAGATAGAGTGAAGTTCTGAGCACTGATGATATCGGTGTTAGCAAGACCAGTTAAATTAGAACCATCACCAACAAACTGAGTAGCACTTATTACACCAGCATTGGCAGTGATTGCTGTACCTACAAATAGAGTGCCGTTGACAGTTAGGTCATTACCAACTGTAAAACCGCCAGTTGCATCAGTAACATTACCAATATTAAATGCTTTATATGCGACTAACTGAACAACATCACCGCTTTGAGCAGCACTTGATAATCCAACCGTTGAGGTATCACCTGCCTCAAAGTCATCACCCTCAATTAATTTTACGCCATTTACATATGCATCAATATAACCAACTGTATATCCAGATGAAAATGTAAAATCTGTTTGTACTCCAGTAGGTCTGTAAGTCTGTCTCGCAATGATGACAGATGAATCTGCCGGATTTCTTCCAATATAACCCTGTGCTACTACTGTCATCAGCTAACTCCTTGAAGAATTGATAAGGAAACATCAATTGCATTTGCCGAATCACAGAAAACTCTTATCGCATCATTTGCTTCCATAACTGTTTTACCAGCATCTGATATAACGAAAGAACTTCCAGCAGGAACAGGAATCTTAGATGCAATCGCACAAGAAGTTCCCGTGCTGTTATCGTTAAGTTCTACTGTTAGATTAACTTGAGAGTTAGTATTATTTGCAAATGTTCCACCAATCAGAATACTCTTGGTTGCAGCAGGTGAACTATAAACTGTCGTGACTCCAAGGAATTTTACACTTTGACTTGATGCCGCAGCGTTATTAGTTGAGTCGCGATCAGCAGTAACTGAACCAACTCCAATTGATTCAACCTTAGTTCCTGCAATGAAATTTGCATTATCAATAAGGTTTCCTATTTCTACTGAGGTGGTAGAAATTCCCGTAATAAGAGTTGTCGTTATGCCAATGGAACCAGAAGGACTTGTGCTTACAATCCCTGCCGCCCTTGCTAAAGAATTTGAAAATGATTCTGCCATTGTTCTTTATGTGGTAAAAGTATTTATTAACCGCCAAGTGCGATTACTAGACCGATTGAAGCACCGGGAGTGACCGTAACAGTAGCAATACCATTAACGGTGGGTTGACAACTGAACGCTGTGCCAGTTGATGATCTAAAATCAATGAAACTGACACCCGTGCCAATGGCAGTTCCTTCAGATCCAATACCAATTACCTTACCTGTACCTTCAAAAGTTGTAGCAGTAAGAACACCAGATACATGAACATTTGAATTTATATCAACTGGAGAAGCGAATGTGCTGAATCCAGATACGTTTAGGTTATCAAGTTCAGTGTGACCATCAATATCAACTGCACCATTGAAGTCTGCAGCACCTGTGAAGGTTGATGCACCAGATACATTTACATCATCAAGTTCAGTATGACCATCAATATCAACTGCACCATTGAAATCTGCAGCACCAGTAAACGTTGATGCTCCACCAACAAGAATGTCAGTTGAGATATCAACTTGAGCATTAATATCAACGTTAGATGCAAAGGTTGAGAATCCTGCAACATTTACATTATCAAGTTCACTGTGACCATCAACATCAATATCAGCATTTGCATCAATGTTACCACTGAATGTGGACACACCAGCAACTTCTAGTGTGGAAACACTTGTAACACCTAAAGTTGATACTCCACTTACATTTAAGTTTCTACCAACAATTTCATCATAAGTAATGTCGCCACCAACATCTAAATTTCCGGCGACTGTTAAAGCACCAGAAACATGTGCATTACCAACAACGGCAAGTTTTGCTACTGGATTGGTGCTACCAATGCCAACCTTACCTCCAATAAAGACATCACTACTTACGCCAGTGACTTGAAGTATTTGATTAGCAGTTCCTGTAGATGCTGCCGTACCAATTTTCAGAGTGCCTGCTGTAACAGTGGCCATGCCACCAACAGCTAAGTTTCTTTCAATAACAACGTCTGTTCCGATACTTGATCCACCACCACCGCCAGCAAAAATCTGAACGCCACCTACGAATAGGTCATTGCGAACAGAAACATCACCACTAAAAGTAGCAAAACCAACAAATGTAGAGGGTCCAGTAACCCTGAGATTAGCAATGGTTGCAACACCAGTTACATTTAAATTGGTGACGCCAATTCCACCTTTTACATGAAAGGTATCTGTTATTGTGGTAGTGCCTATACCAATCTTGCCATTATCAGCATCAGCAACGATTAAGTTGGTATTTACCTCTAAACCATTTTTTATGACAAAATTTTTATTAATTGCCATTTGGGTTCACTTTCCCCCACTATTTTTTACTATTTAGTAAATTTTTACGTCCGTAATTGTATGATTGCTTTTGCGCTAAACGGATCAGCATCCTTCGCTTGAGGGAAATCTGCATTGGTGGTAGAGATAATAGTTACACTACCATTTGAGTATCCAGATCCACCTCCTCCACCACCAGTTTCGGATGTGGCTGCCGTTCCTCCTATTGCTCCAGATCCACCTCCACTTCCAACAAAACCACTATTACCCCCATTGAAACGATATCCATATTGACCAATTGGATATTTAATATCTGCCTTAAATCCTCTGTTTATTGATTGAGAAGAGTTTCCAACTTCTGTACCTTCTGCAGTTCTGAATTTAATATTTCCTAATTTCTCACAAGGTGCTTTTCCTTGAGTTGCCCAGTAATAACCTGTGGTGCAAGGTTCAACTCTTCCACCATTTCTACCAGATACCAAAACTCCTGTTGCTGGTAGTGCTCCGTTCAAAACTCCTGTACCACCTGAACCAGCACCAGATCCTTGACCAGCAGATCCTTTAATGCCAGCACCTCCACCATTGCCACCAGCGCCAGCAGTGCCAGCACCTCCACCGCCACCAGAGCAAACTAATAAAGTTCCTTGCTCATAAAAGTATGCAGCAGGGCCACCACCGCCAGATGATTGAGCAGGACCAACGGTTTTGCCAAGTTTTAACACATATTCAGTATTTGCAAGGAGAGTATAATCAAAAATAGTTCTTCCCCCTTTGCCACCACGATGGTTACTATTGCCTTTCCCCCCAGCACCATCGAGTGTAATTCTTACGGGGACATCTTTAGTGGAATAAATGACAAAAGAATTTAGATAATTATCATCATTTACATCTACTTGTAGATTTTTTTGGAAAAGATTTGTGGTAGATACAGAGAAATCTCCCGTTGAATCATTGATTGTTTCTAAAACAACTTCTGATGATTCTAAGTTACTTTGACTGATAGTATAGAAATTTGCATCATCAGAGGTAATACTCGTTGGAGTGGTGGGGATTGAAGATCCATTTATTTCACAAGAAACTGTTTGTGTTTTTACAGAATCACACTTTATAGTCAGAGTATCAGTATCAGTTCCTGAAACAGTGGTTGTTTCAGTGACTGTTTCACCACTAACACTAGTTTTTTTATATGAAACTTGTATAAAAGGATTAACTCCATCAATTGCTTCATTTATTTTAGTTATAGATCCACCTGTAGTTGTTGATCTAAATCTGCTAGTTCCTCCTCCACCACCGCCTGCTTTTGCCATCTTAAGATACCTCGTATTTTACTTCTAATGCGGTTAACATTTGTTGGATTTTTCTGTACACTTCAACTAGTTCTTGATCTGCCTCAATAATTTCAACCATGGGATCTACAAAAGTTTCATCAATCTCAATCCAGTTCTCTTCTGTATCAACACCTAATTCTCTCATTTTGTTTATAATTTTTTCACCTCTGCGGTAGTATTCTTCTACCACAGAATCTAAACCATTTTTAGAAAATCCTATGAGATAGTCAACTTCCCAATCATCATATGGGTTATCATTTTTGACAATTGCATTGTAGATAACACAATTGTCAAAATTACTGCGAAGATTACTAAGATCCATTATTTAAATAATCGTTTAATCTTATTTAACAAAGAATCAATTGCAGAAATAGTGCCAGTAGACAGTAATAAGATAGTGACAATTTTCCATATCAAGAAGACTTTAAGAGTCTGGTTCATCTTCTTATCACTCTTTGCTCTACCAACCCAACGGCATAATGGTATTCCAATCTGCATCATTAAGTTACCGGCAGGATTTGATTTCTCATACCCTTTGGCATCCATACGATATGCCATTTCTTCTGCCCAAGGTCTAGCAAGACTATCCATATAATAACATACTAGTTTTTGTTGGAGATAGATTCTCTTATCATCATCTCTCTCCCAGAAGAATGTAATCTTTCTGAAAGATTCTGGACCACCACCATCCATTAGATCAACGACAGTTCTTGCCCAGACGATGTAACCATCATATGCTACAGGATCATTCTTCTTCAACCAAACTGCAAACCGCTGATCGGCATCATTCATCTCCTTGTCCTTGAAATATCCAAGGGTAGCAAGATTCTTACAAATAATTGATCCTCTTCTTCTTCTCCTCCTTCTCCGTGGCGGTGGAGGAGGTGGCGGTGGCGGTGGCGGCGGCGGTGG